TTAGGCTCCGCCTGGCGCCGCATAGCCGCCGACAAAAAACCAGCCCAGAAAAACAACGGCGACGATAAAAATAGCCACCGGAAAAAGAATACCCAGTCTCATGATTGAGCCCCTGTAAGTGCGATTCGTGGCGAATATCATACGGGATTTCACCGTAGATTAGTCAATATGAAAAAATCTTCCCTGACGACGAGACTGCTTATCCAGATACATCGCGTCGTCGGCGGCGCGTAGCGCCTGTTCTACGTCAATCTGCTGCGGGTCGGCCTCAATAACGCCAAAGCTCGCGCCCGGGTAGTTAATTCGGTGCTCGCCAAGGAAATAGATCCCCGTCAGCGCTTGACGTAACGCGGGGATATACTCCTGCTGGTCGGCTAATTCACAGCCCGGCCCGACAATTAAAAATTCATCGCCGCCGAGACGGCCGACAATGTCGCCGCTGCGCACGTGAGCCGCGAGACGTTCGCCAACCTGAATCAGAAAGCTATCGCCGCACGGATGGCCGAATCGATCGTTGATTGCTTTAAAATCGTCGAGATCGATAAAAATCAGTAGCATGCTGCGCCCCTGTTCGCGGGCCCGTGGAAACTGCGCGGCAAGATACTTAAACAGCGAGCGGCGATTCGGTAAACCGGTGAGCTCATCGGTGTACGAGTGCATTTCAAGCGCGACGTTGGCAGAACGAAGCTGCTGCACCAGCGACTCTTTTTCCACGTAGTGGGCGATGAGGTTGGCGAATAAATTCATAACCTGCTCACCCTCAAGGTTATAGGGCTGTCTTACCCGGCTAGTGGCGCACAGCGTGCCGAATAATGAGCCGTCGGTCAGACGCACAGGAATGCTGAAAAAGGTGGCGATGCCCAAATCCTGCGTGGCGATACACGAACGCCAGCGTTCGGCGACATCGTTACTGAAAAGGCAACGCTCGTCGAGCGCACGTTTACATAGCGAGTCATTCCATGGGACGGAGAACCCTTCGGGGATCTGCATTTCGCTGCTGTTATGCGCATACATAATCAGCTGTCGCTGCGCGTCGAAGTCAATACGCGTCAGGTAGGTGGATTCCATTCGAGTAACAAGCTCCAGCATCTCAAGCAGCTGTCGCACCAATGTTTCGAGGGAGTGTTCATTGGCGAGCGTTTGCGTCACGCGAGCGAGAATAAAATCGGACATGAGGAATACGGCTCCCGAACGCTAATCGTAACTACCAGCAAGCTATGCTAAACAACAATCAGCGCAGAATTAACAGAGATACACAAAATTTAACACATCTGTTAGGAGAATACCTGCATCCGCGGCGGGAAAAAAAGCCCCGTCGGGTGCGTTGGACACACCCGGAACAAGGGGCTTTCAACGGTACAATGCGGGGTTGCGCGGCACGCAAGACCATTGAAAGCCATAACTAATTACCTATCTGTGGACATTATGTGGACATTTCACGCATCGGCGCTACCTCTCAGCGGGTTAAGCGAGATCGCGTCCTGAAGATATTCCGGTGCAAAGTGAGCGTAGGCCATAGTTTGCTCAATTCGCGCATGCCCAAGGATCCTCTGTAACGTAATGATGCTTCCACCATTAATCATAAAGTGCGTCGCGAAACTGTGGCGTAGTGCATGCGTCGCCTGGCCGGTCGGAAGATCAGGTTTTACTTCCCTGAGTATCTGCCTGAAGTCAGAATAAGACGCCTTACCAAATAACAACCCTCGCTTACCATCCGCTATGAGTTTTGCCACTTCCGCTGAAACTGGAACAGTCCGCTGCTTGTTACTCTTGGTTTTAACGAACGTCACACGGTTCTGTATGATGTTTTCTGCCTTGAGTCGAGCCGCTTCGCCCCAGCGAGCACCTGTACTTAAACAGAGAACGGCTATCTTCTTGTTGTCGCCATCCAGTTTAAAGAGCAAGTGCTTGATTTCGTCCTCTGTCAAATAGCCAGTTTCGGGGACTTCTTCTTTCAACTTCTTCCGGCCTCTGATCGGATGTTCACCCGAGAACAACTCGGCCTCGATAAGTGCTGTGAACATGCCACTGATGCTGTTGAGGTCACGGTTAATGGTAGAAGCTTTAATGCCCTGACTTCTTCTTGCCGCGTAATACTGACTAATCAGCGCTTTCGTAATCTGAAAAGCACAAGGATCGTCTGTAATCCTGCAAAACACGTCTAACTTGTTGCGGTTTATCCGACCATGTTCCTCATGCTTACCTTTCAAATTCCACCAAAGCTGTATCAGTTCAGACAGATGCCGCTTATCCGTCGGTTTTGATAACCATTCTTTGGTGTGATGGTTGAACTGAGTATGCTTCTCGAAAGCTACCGCTTCACTTTTCTTATCAAACTTCCTGCGGATACGCTTTCCATTGCGACCAGCAGGCCTGATGTCCACTTCATATCGACCATCATCGAGTTTCTTAATAGTCATAAGAAAACCCTCCGATGGGTGCGTTTGCCTTTAGGCCTTAACGCGTTGCAATTATGTGATGAATACTTTTCGACCAATAATAGACATTTGAAATGTATGTAAGACCGGTTAATTGTTAACCAGTCTTTTGGTCTGAGTGCTGCGAGGTTGTTAAGTCTTGCCCAAAGTGTGCGAGTGCCGGTGCGATTTGACCGGCTTCAGGCGAAACCTGATCGGTCATAAACCACAGTGTGTATTTCACAAATCTAGGGTGTTGGAAGATTTTCATGATTGGTTCAAGGCTCGCACTTTTTGTACCAGCCTCATAGCCAGAAAGTGTGCTGTAAATTACTCCTGTTAACTCGCTGAATTGCCTACGATTAAGCCGTTCTGACTCCCTGATAAGCTTCAACTTCTCTGAAATAGGGATTGACATAAAAACCTCTTTGGGAAAATATTACGCGTATGGATAATAAATTTTCATTTGAGTAAGTGTCTTAACGGGCAATTAAAACCCATTAAGAGCAATTAATTACCCTAAAGGAGAATGTAACAGATGAGCAAACAGCTTGTAAGTAGCACGGATGCTGTGCCTTATCAGGAGTTCGCCAGACTCATCGGGAAAACCCCTGCTGCGGTGAAGGGCATGATCGAAAAAGGGAAGCTTCCTGTAATCGAGATGACCGATCCCCAGTCTACTTCTGGCCGTGCGGGCGAGTACTGGGTTTACCTTCCAGCCTGGAACAACGGCATGAAACTGGCCTACGAAAGTCGTCCAAAGGAGATCAGGGAAGGGTGGTTGATGTGGCTTGGTCTCGGTGAGCCAGGTCGATAGCCGGTTTCAGGGGAGGAAACATGAAGAACGGTAGCCGCGGATCAGTATCACAACTCAATAGCAAAACCAGCCTCTACTGTGGTTTTACTATTCTGAAACTCCCACGCAAAAAACCGTACAACCGCCAGCGCTATCAAATTACGCACACAGGCCATTATTACGGCATTGACTTTGCTTTATCAGAAGCATGCCGAACGATTGACAGAATCATGAGTAAAAAGCGGTTTATTGCTTTTTAATCTCTGGGGGTGAAAATGAAACTCGAATATGCAGACAAAATTAACTCGCTTTTACAATGCTTCCATTTCAATAAAGAGTTTCTGGAATGGAATCATGATTACTCTCTCCAGCTTTTACGTCATGGCGTATCCCACCTTTATCATTTCGCAATGCTTCAAGGCGAGAATGATGAATGCACCCTTGAAGAACTCCGCAACATCATTATTTCCGTCACCGATGGTGAGATCCCTAAACCATATGACCTGCTATCTCTTGGCGCTGAGCAACTGAAGAGGGCTATGACGTTTGTTCAGCCGCAAGCGGTAACCGTAGAGGTTACACCGGAGATCCTGGAACACCTGAAACTGGGAGGTAGAGCCTCCTGGCGGCTGGAGCCCCCTCGCTTTAACTGATCATCGGAGTACGCCATGTTCACCGAAGAAAAAACATCTTGGGAACAGGAAATGCTGATACGCGAGGCGATAGAAAATGCTGAGCAGGGTTTCACTGTCCACCTGAGAAATGGTGCGCGTATTACAGTCAGCTCTAACAGCCCATCAATTGATATAATTATTTACGGTCTGGAGAAAGCAATTCGCGGTAATCACGATCGCGCGCGAATGACCTTTATTGATTTCATGTATTACTGGCATGAAAGGATATTTAAGCAGATTAAAAGAAAGCCGCGCCCTAACCACTAATTAACCAGCATTAAAAACAACGGCATTCATTTTGCCGGGGATTCGTTTTGCCTTTTTCAGGAGGTTGCATGTCGGTTACGTCAATAAAGCCGGAAGGCGGAATAAGCAATCCAGAGTTTATGGGAATCAGCACCAATGCGCGCAAAGGCGAGCGCGCCCACTTACTCGGATTGCTGCGCATCCGTATGGGCCTGCTGAAAGAGCAAGGCCTTACCCCCGAAGAGATTTATTCAGCACTTGAGCAGTGGATAGCCAACCACGAAACAATCACCAGCGAGGGCAGTAGACCATGAATCACGTAATGATCGATTTGATTAACGTTAGTAAGAAACCGTCATCACCTCTGTGTGCCATTGAAGCTGTGTTTTTTGAACCCTCAACAGGGCAGATCGGAAAGGTTTTTTATTCTTCGATAGACATTCGTAAATCTGAAAGCTTGAAGGGCCGTATCAGCATTAGTACGGCATTCGATTGGATGAAAAAAGACTCTCACTGGCGCGCCGAAGTAATGAGCGCAACCGAAGCTGAAGAAGATGCACTTTGCAGCCTTGCTGCTTTCATCGCCGACAATACCTGTCCCCGGAACGCGGCGTTATTCGTATGGTTCAAAGATGCCCCGGAAAAACTGGTTTCACTTCGTTATGCCGTGGATCGCTTAGAGGTGTCAGGCATTTTCCCTGAAGGCACAAAATACCGCTGCATTCGTTCACTTCTCGACCTTGCTGCTGCCACAGACTATGCGCCTCATGCGAGAAGCGCCCTGGCACGTTACACGCTCACTGACGCGCGATATCAAGCGGAGCAAGTCTGCGAAATCTGGCAGCGCTTGACCTCTCCACAGATTGGATCGCTATGAGGGCCGCCATGCATTCGCATCTGTCTGTTGTTTGTAACGCGCCGTTGCCGGTTTGTAAGAGGGCGCTTGCCGCCCTGAATTGCTTTGCTCGTGGACAGCGTAATTACACCCGCGTCAAGCCACACGCCTATCTCGTGATCCGCATTGGCCTCCGTTGGCGTTTGCTCAGCAAAAACGGTGGTAAGCAGTGGCGACTGATGACCCATGAAACCTATAACCAGGAATGCCGCAAATGATTAAGTCACCTCTTAAGTGGGCTGGCGGTAAAACCCGCGTGTTGCCGGAGCTGCTGAAGCACTTACCTAAAGCCGATTGCTTGATTGAGCCCTTTGTAGGCAGTGGCACAGTCTTTATGAATACGGAATACCGCCGCTATGTGCTTTGTGACAGCAATCGCGCATTGATCAATTTCTTCCGCGCGCTCAGGGAAGCCCCTGAAAGATTGATACTGATCGCCAGGAACGTATTCAGAAATGGCAATAACGAAGATAGCTATTACGAAGAGCGCAAGTTGTTCAACCACCTGTCGTGGGATGACGAGTGTGCAGATGATTACGTTGTACGGTGGGCGGCCTCATTTTTATACCTGAACCGCCACTGCTTTAACGGGCTTTATCGCACCAACAGGGATGGCGGTTTCAATGTTCCATTTGGCAGCTATAAGGCGCCTTATTTTCCAGAAGCAGAAATGCGCCTATTTGCCGAAAAGGCGCGGGATACTCACGCGCTCTTTCTTTGTAATGATTTTCGTACTTCCATTCCGTACGTCGCCAGGAATCGCCTGGACTCCGTGATTTACTGCGATCCGCCGTACATCCCGACTAGCAAAACAGCCAATTTTACCGCTTACGGCAAGCCATTTGCCCTGGATGATCACCGCGCTTTGGTTACGGCGTTGCTGGACGTTAATCGCCAGCATGGAACGCGCTCGGTCATCTCGAATAGCGACACACCAGAAACACGCCAGATCTACTCCGCTTTCAATCTCCACGCCTTCAGAGTTCGACGTTCCGTTAGCGCCAAAACCCGCGATATGGCCGGTGAAGTGATTGGCGTAATTCGCGTGTGTGGCGCGCCGGCTTGTTGAGGCATTGGCTTTGCAAAATAAGATTCGAAGGTGAGTTATGTCTGACTCCACATCCCTGGCATGGAGCTGGAATGCCAGAAAGCAGCCAGTAAACCCTTATGCTGTTGATGTGCCTGCACAGAAACCATCTGCGCTGGCCGTCTGGATTGCGCTTTATGAGCAGGATAAAAGCGATCAACGCGAGCAGGCTGAAGCAATGAGTCGTGCAGCAGAAGAGTACCTCTTTTCTGTTGCACATTGCGATCCTTGGCACTATGACGAATTGAATGATGCGCTGATTGAGAAAGCTAAGCGACATGCAGAACTCCATCGTGTTGATCCTTTTACCCTGATTCGTGATGACGTCGCCAGCTTGCCTGGTTTCCTGCGCAAGCCGCTGGAAACAAGGATTAAGTATTTGGAAAAATCAGAAGATCCGCGCCATTTGCCTACCTATCTGAATGAGGTCATTACTCCCTCATTAGTGAGGATTGACAAGGTCCGTGCTAACCAGGCGTCGCTGTCATTCCAGGCTATGGCTGGCAGGGATAGCCTTGATCAACTCCTTCGACTTGCTGAACTGAATCAGCGGGAGGTTAAGCGGCTTTCAATACTGGTCGCAGCGCACATTGATATGATTTTTATCCAGCTTTGCGGTGAGATGCTGACCGATGAATTAGCTTCTCCCATCGTAATACTGGAGCTCTATCGTCGTGTGGCGGCCGAAGTGTCACGCCTCGATGTTATCCCGCCGGGTTATGAAGCGCTCCGCAGCAAACATAATCGCCGCAACCCGATTAACTACGAGTTGATACCGGGCGCGCTTGCCCGTATGCGTTGTGCTGACTGGTGGCAACGTAAGCTGTGGCAACTCCGCAACGAATGGCGGGAAGAGCTGCTTCGGGCAGCGTGCCTTGTTCATCGGCACGCATCACCTTATGTCAGCCATGACATTCTGTTGCAGAAGCGGGAACAACGCCGTAAGGCGATGGATTTTTTCCGCAACCATGATCTGATTAACGAAGATGGCGACACGCTCAGCATGGAGGATGTGGTCCTTGCAAGTGCCAGCAATCCAGCGCACCGTCGTAATGAGATGATGGCCTGTGTCAAAGGCCTGGAATTGATAGCTGAAATGCGTGGCGACTGCGCCATGTTCTATACCATCACCTGTCCTTCTAAGTACCACGCCACACTGATGAACGGGAAGCCTAATCCTACTTGGGATCACTCAACAGTTAGGAAAAGCAGCGACTATCTGGTTGATACGTTTGCGGCATTCCGTAAGGCAATGCACAAAAAAGAGCTGCGCTGGTACGGCGTCCGCGTAGCCGAACCACATCACGATGGCACTGTGCACTGGCATTTATTGTGTTTTATGCGCAAAAAACATCGACGTGCAATCACGGAGCTGCTGCGTCGTTTCGCTATCCGAGAAGATCGCGCCGAACTTGGCAATAACACTGGCGCTCGTTTCAAGTCAAAGCTGATAGACCCGCGAAAAGGGACTCCGGCCAGTTATATTGCAAAGTACGTCAGTAAAAACATCGATGGGCGTGGGCTGGGTGACACCGTCAGCAAGGAGACGGGTAAATCACTACGTGATAGTGCCGAGTACGTCACTGCATGGGCATCGTTGCACCGTGTTCAACAATTTCGTTTTTTTGGGATTCCAGGCCGCCAGGCGTACCGCGAGTTACGATTGTTTGCATCGCAGGCAACTCGTGCAATGAAAACCAGCAAACCGGGTGCTCCGGTACTTATGGATCCAAAACTGGACGCTGTGCTCGCTGCTGCTGATGTTGGCTGTTTTGCCACTTACATCATGAAGCAGGGCGGTGTACTTGTTCCCCGCAAAAATTACCTCATTCATACCGCCTACGAGCCGACAGTCGAACCAGGAACCTATGGCGATCACGGGATTCGTATTTATGGCATTTGGTCGCCAATCACCGGTAAGGAAAACAAAATATGCACGCATGTCCATACCTGGAAGATGGTGAAGAAGGCTCCCGCTAACCCAGGCGCTGAAAGCGCCGCCCAGGGCGACCCCGTCGCCCCTTGGACTCGTGGCAATAACTGTCCCCCAAACAAAAAAATCCCCAAAAAAGGGATGATAACTGACGTTGCTATACCCGAGATAATGACCCCTGATGAAGGAACTGGAACGCTCGATGTGAGTAAACTATCCGCAAAAGAGCGCCGGGTTGTACTGAGAAGGATTACGGAGGAGATCTATAACAAGAAGAAAGCGCAGGGCCACGTAGAATCACGCAATTACTCTCCGCTTGAGGTCTTGTTGAGCGATTTTGCTTCATCTATTGGCATCGAACTTAGAGAATCCCAGGTTAATCATTTACTTAATGGTAAACACATACGTTATGGTGATCGCATTTACTACGCGACTCACGATGGGGCGCTGCACAGTATGGAACCAGAGAATTCAGATGTCCAGATTCGGAACGTGTGGAAACTGTTGAAAAAACACAATAAAGTAGATGTAGGTCACATCACAGATAATCCAGTAGGGCATTATTCCGACATGCTCAGGAAACTGGACCCTAGGGGATGGACGGTACTCTTTGGGGGAGATAAGGACAGGGGGTGAACATGTATGACGATTATGATCAGCGAGAGGCGAATATTGCCAGCTTCCTGTCGAACAAAATAAAACGATGCATCAAATGTGGGCATGAGCTGGACTACAAAGAGAAATTTTATTACACAGATCGAATTTGCAATCTCTGCCGCGGGCTTCAACCGTTCGATAGTGAGGGCGTTCCGGAGGTAGAATCTGAGGGTAAGTCACCTTTTCCAATTATTAATCTCGACTTATCAAAGTATGAGGACAAAGGACAGCAAAACAGATCTGATTTTGAGAAACAGGTCTTTAGCCGTTATCCTGAATGGCAATTATTACGAGAAAAAGCGGAAAAAGATTGGGATGCAGCTCATCCGCGGCCTGAAGGAATCACCTTTGTTACTGAAATTCCTAGTTATAGTGTAATTATTACTGATGAGCGTATAGCAGAGTTGATTAATCAGTATGATGCGAATGGGGCAGTGAACATTAAAGTTGAAGAGTTAATTTCATTGCTTTGGGAAGTAAGAGAGTACCGGAAGATTTAAATAAAAAAGCAATCCTCCAAGATAATAATTGAATCTCCAGCTCAGTTAAAAATAACGTAAAGAGAGTGGGCTGGAGAAAATCGAAAAGTTAAGAGTTGTGGCTGAGTGACCACTAGGGAAGATTACCCATGTCCCATAGCGATGAATTACCCGGCACCCTCTGAAAAATAAAACCAAATTTCTGCTGAGCCCAAACAATAAACAATCCCTCAGATTGACCACATTCTGGACAATGGAGAGTGTTAGCTCGATGCAGTTCTGGATACCAAGAAAAGATAGTAAAGTGCAGACTGCATTTCATGCATTGGACTTTTTTCTCTGTATATTTAGCTGTTGTTTTTACTATCTTTTGCACATGAGCAATACCGGCGTTCGTTATGCTTGATGTCGCCCCATCAAGGCTCATGAAGCCAGCATGCGCAAGTTCAAATAGCTCATCAGGATACTGTTTTACTTCCTTGGAATAAAAATGAAAGGTCTGTCCGTTGGACTCGATAATAATTCCATCATCTGTCCTATTAATTAATGCTGGGCTTTCCTCGCATGCAGCAGCTAATAGAATCTCTGTCGCACGCTCAGAAAGGTCTTGACTTTTCCCCTCTGCCTTCAATGTTTCGATAATAACTGTTGATAATGCATGCATTTCATCGCCGGTTACTTGAGGTTGCGCAGGAAGCTTTCCTTTTTCAACCATATCGTACACAGCATCGCGATGTCCTTTTAATTCTGCCCTGCTAAATCCTTTCGTCATATGCATCTTTGAATGAACAGATGAATGGCATGAAATACAAATTGGTATTAGGTTTTCTTCATCATCTGAACCGCCTTCACTCTGCGCGACAATATGATGTATTTGAATTTGCAATGGTGCAAATCTTCTGCAAATACAACAATGCCTAGCTGATTTTACAAGTATTTTGGCTGCAATGTTATCTGGAATTGGCATAGATACTCCGACTCTAAATGTTCTAACTACAATCGCTTAGTCTACAGGCCTATACTGGCCTTGACTCAGTTCTTTACATAGCTAAGTTATGCGAAAATGATCCTCTGTGCTACTAAATTGAAACTGCCACCCGTTTGCGGAACTCCCTAGGAGTTCTGTCAATAACTGTACGGTGCACGCCGGAACAGACAGCAAAGCTCCGTCAGAAAGGACGGAACTTCCGCGGAATATCGAAGATTTAAGACGATATTCACGCCAACAAAGACAGGAGATCACTGACAGGTTGAGGAAAGCGCCCCGCGAAAGCTCAGAGCAAGCATTTGTGCGCGCCGCACGGGAGTTGCGCACGTGGCTTTATGATGACTCCGCGCTGGCGTGGGGGCCAAAGGTTGTCGCTGGTAAAGACATGAGTATGACAGAGGAAGAAGCAGATCAGCGCTGGCGTAATCAGCTACAACTCGAAGCGAAACTGCGGGCAGAAAACTATGCCGCTGCGGTTGCTGAACATCAGAGGAAAAAGGCTACCGCAGATTTGCAGCCGCCAAAGTAGAGAGAAACGAGGCTAGAAGACATAACTACCGAAAGAGTCACCATAATTATCCCGCTAAAAGAGTATTTTCAGAGGGGTAACTAAGTGTTTTAAGAATCCATTCGACGCAAATTAATTTAATAATTTAGCCAATTTAACATAGAATATAGTTAATTGACTTATAGCTTAACTTCACAGTTTATTAACCTTCCTTACGGCAAATATCCATGAGTTTTAGTGACTACATCGTATTTTTAGATTGTGTAAAGAAAACCATAATAGTTGCATGTTTTTTTAATTTATGTATGCATTTTAAATGTTTCCTTGTTTCAACGGGGCGGCTGGCTCTTAGTAAAGGATTACATGGCTAATAATTATTCCTAGGAAATTAGTTTATGTGTTTTTATTAGTTCTTGGGTAAGTTTTAATTGAAAGGAATATACATCGGCTTTTCTTGTACTAATTGGTTCATCCAAGTGATCTGTAACGCTATCATCAAAGTCATCGCAATATTGCTCAAGTTTTTGAATCGCATTGCTGGCATTTGGAAACGCTTTAAATAACGAGAATGAATCTCTAAGCTCATTGAGTAATGGTAATAGTTCATCTCTATAACTCATTGTGAAATCTGGTTTGTTAAGGTTGATTTTATTGCGAAAAGTAGAGCAAAGATTAAATATTTTTGAGTTGATTTGTGGCATGACTACTTCACGAATCCAAAATCCTTCATTAATGGAATCCAATTTCTGACTTTGAGAGTCTTTTTTTTGAAGACGTCTTTGCCATAAAGGTATTCCTATAGATGCTATAAGAGCAAGAATGGAAATTACGTAAGAACCATAATCCATTGAGGGATCGGGTTGTTGGATATAGGTATTGATCGATGAGGGTGAATCTTTAAATTGGACTGGATTTTGGGATGAAAAAGATTTAGCAAGGGAGTTTGGGCTAAATCCTAAGGGGTCTGTCTTACAGGTCTGCAATGTGTTTTTGGTATTATGAAAACATATACTACCGTCAAACTTGGTCGATTTTTCTTCTGCCAATACATTAAAGGTGAAAAGGTTGACCGTAAATATAGTAATAGCACCAATTACTAATGATCTATTCAAAATGAGAGTGATTAGATTAGAAAAAAGGTTCATTTTTATATAATCCACGTTCTACTGCTCGATCGAGTTCTTTAAGCATTCCTTCTTTATAGGCGCTATTGTGAAGCTTAGCGCGAGAATAAAACTCAGGAATTGATGTAAAGTTAGGTAAAATATTTTCAAGCATACCTAAAAAATAAGAACTCGAAACCACAATATCTTGTGGAATGATAAAGTTCAAATAATCATCATTAGCAATGTCAAACTTATCCACTCCAAAGAGTTCAGAAGCTTTACGCCCATTAGCCCTGCCAGCAAAAAGAGTTTTGTGCTGGTTGTTTGATAACCTATTGAAATTAATATCTATTAGTGCCATGGTCATTTTTTCACCTCTTCAACATCCTGCTGTTCGCTACCCTCGACTTCCAGTGTTACTGATGGTAATGGGAATCTTATATTTATCATTACACCAGGAAACTTAACATGCTGCATCCTACTAAGATATGCGCGATCTGGTGCATTTTCAAGCCCAACTTTGTTAAAAGGATAAATCTGACGAGTTTTATTACCTTGTTGAAGTTTCTTTTTGATTATTCTTAACTCAGAGTCAAATTTTATATGAGTATTCCCTGTGGTAAGAGACATAACTGGTTCAATGACATCTTGGCCCTGAATACGGCGAAGATGGTCATGCATTCCTTGAAATACATCAAGTAACTCCATTGTCCCAGTACCATTACTGTCATTTATATCAAGGTTTTTACAACTTACTCTTTCCTGCAAAGCAGCAACAGTAATTAATCCTTCACGAAACATTCCTCTCGCTTTTTTGTGTTTATCAACATATGGCAATATTTGCGAATTGTATGAATAATGACTTTTTGGCAGACATTGAAAAGTTTCTGGGATAGTTTTACCAAAATTAAATACGGCTAATTCGCAGACAGGTTGAGAGTGACTATGGTTTACGTATCCTCTCACATACCATCTTGGGCGTTGTGGTAAACCACAATGTCGCTCTGCATTATCTAACAATTCACCCATGCATGATTTTAGCTTTGCCTCAGGATCAGGTAATAATTCTAAACCGTAAGGGTTTAAACAATCATTGATATATTTAGTGAAAAGCTCTGACGCTTTATTTTTAGAATCGTCAGCATAAGCAGATGAATTTTCTTTGCCTATACTATCATTAATAAACACGATTTGATCCAAAGGTGGAGTCTTCTCTGATGAGTCCTCTATCTCTGTATCATCTGCATCATACAGATCCTTGACAAGGCCAACGTATCTTATTATTTCTAAGTGTTGAGAGTTTCTTGGATATACTCCATTAATCAGAACATTTCCCTTTTCAAGGTTTTCGTTTGATTTTCTAGCTTCGGTCAATGCTATGCTGAGAAGACACTCGGCACCTAAGCAATATTCTAAAGAGTCACTGTAATCTAATGTTACTGTTTTGTGTTTTGATTCTTTTACAAGTCGCATTGCCCTATATATGAACGAAAGCGCTATCTCTGGTTGCTCAAAGAGGGTGAATTTTCTCGGAACACGTAAATGACCTGAAAAAGTGCGCATGCCAATGTTATCACCATGGCTTAATGAAATTGAATCTATAAAATCAAGAGTCGGGTTTTTAATACTTATTTTTCTAGTTGTTTTTTTATTATAAATTTTAGGGTAATAGGTTTTGTGCTTCCTTAATATACGTTTTAAGTGACGAAGCCACCCTCTTTTAAAGTTTAATTTTGTATCACCATACTCTTTTCTCATTTTATCTTCATCCATTTTTGAGCAGAAGACTAGTTTAAGGGCAACAAACGATGCATTGTGCCCAGATGATCAATAAAATACAATGAAGAGAATCTTTTGAAAAGATTATTTATAGTTGAAAAACATTGATTAGTGGTTTTGATACTACTAAAAATGTTGTTGCACGTGGAACAGAAGTTACTATCTATCAGCTGCATTAATTTGTGCAAATTTGCGTATTTTTATGTGCTACTTCGCTCACTTTAGAACCATACACGGCGTGGTCTGAGGCCGGTTTGGTACATGCACGAAAAATGACACGAACAGTGCGCGCAGGTGACGGGGGGCAAGCCCCCGCAAACGGGTCAGGGCAGGGAAGGCGGCAGAATACGTAATTTCACGGTTTCTGCGTCATGGTGAGCGGTGATTTTAGGTAGAGGCATGCCCTTGTGCAGGGAAAAAGCAGCGACGCGCAGAGGGGCGCTGATGTGGGATTCTTTAAGCAGAAAAGATGAGGCCAGCAAAACGCTGGCCCGTTATAAATGGCTGATGTTGTTTAAAAAACTGAGTTTTCTGGCGGTTATTTCTCAGGGGTAAGCAACGCATAAGGGTTAAAGCGGATCACTTCTTCTCCGATCCACTCATTGACCACCTTCAGCGCCTCCATTACGGGCGTCAGCTCGTTGATAGCGTAGACCCGGGCGGCTTTCTCGATATCCCCAAATGAGCCGTTTCCCTCTGGCATGGCGCCCATCAGCTGCGGCGGGATACGGTGCGCTGCGAGTATGTCGTCACGTGTGGCGTTCTTAATGTTGATAAACTCATCTTTCGCCGTGATCTGCTGGAAGGGGAGGATTTGCACGCCGTCTTTGCCGCCGCCTGGCGCATGCAGCAGCAGGTTTTTAAATGCGCCTTTCCCACGCGCACCGGTCAACGTCTCTTTGACTGCCTTCATGCTTTTATCATCAACCTGTCCAGCGCCAATATAGACAATACATCCAGCATGCGATCCGTTGTCGTAGTACAACTTACGGAACATGTCAGCGGAGTGGGCCAGGCTGGCGGCCAGCAGTGCTGCCATATATTCCGGCATACCGTAGACCTCCTGATTAATATCAGGGTTCAGAACGTGACAAACCGTTCCTGATTTGAACGTGTGCTCTTCTTTCCAGCGCCGGATAAACCAGTATTGATCGAGATCTGTGCTCCCACGCCGGGTGTACTTCGCCAGAGAGTGTTTGAAGGGTAGCGGGCCGCCCAGGCGATTACGCGGCAATTCGAGATAGGCATTGCCAAACGTGAACCAGTCCAGCGCAAACGCGGAAAAGGTCTGGCGATTGAGCAGCTTGTGCGGGATAAAGCAGCCGGTGAGCACATTTCGTTTGAAATACAACGCCGACTCATGCCAGGCGCTCTGACGTGGAGCTTTAGCCAGCCCGTAAAAATCCACTGGCGTCTCATAGTATCGCCCGTTGTCCAGGCAATAGAGATTGTCCAGCAAATCGGCCATATCACGCACGGGATAAGGGCCATCAAAGCTGAACGCTGTCAACGCGGGATCGGCCTTCAGTGACTCCGCAATGTCAGAACCGGCTGTGCTGGCTATCGGCTTTTTACCGTATTTCTTTTTCACAGTTACCATCCCATTGCGAAACCACCGCCGCCACTTTCCTGGCCCAACGGTTCATTAATAATCGAAAGCATGGTTGCCCACGCCATATCACCATGGCTTACGCCGCGCGATCGGTCAGTTTCGTAAGTGATGAAACCGCCGGGCGTAACAACTTTGCGAACAGCGTTAAAGGCTCTGACCAGGCCCTGCTCGCTGCGGTCATATTCCCAGCGGCCGGCGCGGATGACCTGCAACATTTTGAGGACAAGGGCGCGCTTGGAAGAGAGGCTCATCTGGTAGCAAATAGCCGCCGGGAACCAATTTTTAACAATCTGCCAGACCGCCTCCCCGACGCCTTGTCCGTCGATGGCGATGTGAGTGACGTTGTAGCGCTCGGCAGCCTCTTTGATGACCGCCGCCTGCTGCTCAAACTCCAGCCCTCGCAGTTGCTTCAATTCAACCGTGCGAAACCGGCCGCCAGCCACAAGGGGAGGGACAGTTACGGACAGAGCACCGGCATCACCATTGCCGCTGCCGCCGTTGGCGTCGTAGCCCAGCCACACCTCATGTTGGCCCATAGGGCGACTGGCGAACGGTTTCCAGTCGGGCCAGTCGTCATACCCGTCAGCGCCGCACCCCAGTAACTGGCTAAGATTGAACGCGCTTTCGCCGTCTTTGACGAACTCGCACATGTACAGGTTTTCAAATTCATCGGGGCTGTTTTCGTCCCTGATTTCATCAATGTCGGTGTAGTCCCAGCCGTTGTTGATAGCGTCCTGAATAGTGACGATCTGCCGCCACGTTTTATCCGGGTAAAGCACGCCGCTATGGGTTTTCTTCCATGAAACGTCAAAGTCAACGCGCTGCGCTTTAGGCCGTTTCGCATTCCATCGATCGCCGGTCCAGAACTGATAGGCTTCATGGCTTTCGCTGGATGGCGTGGAGAAGTACGTGCGTGTTAAGCCTTTGAGCGTTGCCATGGCGCCGGCAACTTTGCGCAGGTTGATAAAGTTTCCTGTCCAGAAAAACTCATCAAATCGCAGGTGGCCGGTGTACGACTGCGCCGTCGCCGCCGACGTCCCGAGAAAATGCAGCTCCGCGCCGTTTGACAACGTGATTTGCTCACCGCCTTTAAGTTCGACGTCCACCTCTTCAGCCGCTTTACGGATGAAGTTGCGGAACTGGAGCGCCTGCTTGCGGGACGCCGACAGAAAAATTTGGTTGCGCTGATAGTCGTGCTTAACGTCCGTTCTCAGTGCGCCCAGTAATGCCTCGCGGGCAAAGTACCAGGTTGCCCCGATCTGCCGCGATTTGAGGATCATCCGGTTACGCTGATCGCGCTGTTCGTACCAGCCGCGCTGGTGCCATGCGAGAGAGTCGAGAATTTTTGAGCGCAATGCATCGATCTGCTCCTCGGAGAAGTGATTTTTCTTCTTGCGACGACTGGTTTTTTTAACGCCGGTGGTAGTGGTGGTCTGCCCGGTATCCAGCCTTTTCAACTGCCGGGTTAACAGATCAATCTCTTTGAAATCGCCACTGGTTTTATTGTCCTTCGCACTCAGTTGGCATAGACGGGTATCAATGGATTGCGTTACCCGTTTGATAGGCGTTGTGTCGTCCCACTCGTCACGTTTTTTCCAGGAATAAACCGTGTTTGAGTTGATACCCATGAGTCGCGAAATTTCGGCGGGCGGGTAACCCTGCCAGTAGAGCTGCTTTGCCCTTAATCGAATAAACGCATCCTGAATCATCACTTCCCCCTTTTGAGCAGGGAGATTACCTGCGCGCGATCCCCGCGGCTCGGGCTTTCAGGTCTGGCCGTTCTCCGACAACAAAACCGCGTGGCGCCGGGCTTTCAGGCTCTGCGATGATGCAGCGACTGACATTAATCAACAGGATAAAACGACATGGCCAGCACGACTAAACCCGCTCGCAAAAAGTTTCGCGTTGCGGTTTCCGGCGCCACCGTTGACGGGCGCGAGATCCAGCCGCAGCACCTCCGCGATGCGGCGGCGAGCTACAACCCGGCCGTTTACGGCGCCCGCGTGAACGTGGAGCACTATCTCTCCATGCTTCCTGACAGCAATTTTGGCGCCATGGGGGATGTTGTTGCTTTAAGCGCGGAGGATATCACCGAAGGGCCGCTGGCCGGTCGTACGGCGCTCTATGCCGAGATCGACGCTTCGGCACGAATGAAGCAGCTCACCGATGAAGGAAAAAAAATCTATTCCAGTATTGAGCTGCATCCGCAGTTTGCCCTTAACGGTAAGGCGTATGTGGTCGGCCTGGCGATGACGGACACCCCGGCAAGTCTGGGGACTGAGCGCCTTAAATTTGCCGCGCAGCAGCGCGCGCAGGTGATGGCCTTCAATAACCAGCAGATCGAGGCGCCGCTGTTCTCTGATGCGCTTGAAGCTGAAGTGATCGAACTGGCAGCTCATCGCAGCGAGGAGGGCGTCAACTGGTTCAACCGCGTGATGGGCATCCTTGGCAAAGGCCAGAAAACCGACGATCAGCGTTTCAGTCAGTTGCATCAGGTTGTTGAAGCCGTTGCTCAATCTCAGGCAGACCAGATTGACCGGTTCAGAGCCCTGGAACAGGAACGCCAACAGGATAAAGCCACCATTCAGCAACTGACCAGTGAACTTAACGAGCTGCGCGGTCAGCTTCAGCTCCAGCCCGCAGAAAATTACAGCGCACGACCGGCGGCAACCGGCAACAGCAGCGCGCAGCTTGCAGAATTCTAAGAGGTAAAAAATGGAAAACCTGACCCGCGAATTATTTGATAAGTACATTGTGCGCCAGGCACATCTGAACGGTGTCTCACCCTCAGCCGTTGCCAATCGTTTCAGCGTCGATCCGACTATCCAGCAAAAACTGGAACAGGCCGCCATGGAGTCGGATGACTTCATGAAGCTGGTTAACCACTTTGGGGTTAAAGAGCAGGAAGGGCAGAAAGTAAAAATCGGCAGTAAAGGGCCGATGGCGAGCACCAATAACAGCTCGGACGGCACCAACCGCCGTAACCCTGCACCGAACCATAACAAAGAGCCGCAGAACTACCACTGCCGCAAAACCAACTATGACTATGCGCTTTCGTATGCGGAGCTGGATGCGTGGGCCGGTCACCCTGAATTTCAGTCATTAATCAGTAATGCGATGGCTCGTCAGCTGGGGTTGGATCGCCAGATGATTGGCTTTAATGGCACGCATTACTCTGAAAACTCGGACCGCACGACCTACCCGTTATTGCAAGATTGCGGGGTTGGCTGGCTGCAAAAAATCCGCAATGAAGCGCCGCAGCGCATTATGCCGGGTATCACGCTGACCTCCCGTGATGAGAATAACGCGGTAATTGCGTCAGGCACCTACGGCAATATTGATGCCGCCGTGCTTGATGCGCGTCACAGCCTTATGGATCCCTGGTTCCGCCGCGCTCCCGGCCTGGTGACTGTGCTCTCGTCCGATCTGCTGCTGAAAGTGAACCTGCCGAAAGTGAACGCGCTCAGCCAGACCAATCCGAATACCGAACTGCTGGCTGCGCAGCTCATTGTCAGCCAGGAAAAGATCGGCGGTCTGCCGACGGTCTTTGTCCCGGGTATTCCTGAAGATGTCGTACTCATCACCAACCTGAAAAACCTCTCTGTGTACTACCAGAAAGGCTCCCTGCGTCGCTCTATCCGGGAAGAGCCGCACTACAACCGCGTGGCGACTTACCAGTCCAGCAATGATGACTATGTCATTGAAGAGTACGGCATGATTGCCATGATCGACGGCGTGACATTCGCCTGATAATCCCCATCACATGGCGGGCAGCAAGCCCGCCCAGGAGAATGAACCCATGCTGACACCGGCACAAAGACACTTTCAGAAGGTCATGGCAGAGAGGCGGGGCATCAGTGATGAGCGTGACGCGGAGACGCGCACCGCGCATGAGCAGATCCTCTTTCGCCTGCATATGCATAAATCCTCGCTAAGCCAGATCCAGTCCCGCCAGGCGAAGGCTGCTGTAAAGGCCAGCATCCTTCCTGAGTTTCAGGGGTGGATTGACGGCACGATCGAGGGCGACAGCGGACGCGCCGATCCGGTTATCACCACGCTGATGGTGTGGGCGGTGGACTGCTCCGACTATGCGCTGGCGCTGCGTATCGGGCGCTATGTCGTTAAGCATGGCCTGAGCATGCCGGATGACAACTATCGCCGCCCGGCACCGACGGTGCTGACCGAAGAAATCTGCAATCCCATTCTGAACCTCGCCACCACGGACGCCGGAGCCGATTTGTCAGGCTATATCGCCATGCTGGACGAGCTGGCCGAAATTGTGGCTGACAGTGATATGCCGGATGAGGTCCGCGCGAAGCTGTGCAAGGTGAGGGCGTTTTGTCGTCGCGACACGGAAGACGCGGAAACAAAAGGCGAAGCGCTGAAACTCTTCCGGGAAGCCATGAGCCTGAACCCGGGCGCAGGCGTGAAACGGGAGATCGCCTCTCTGGTCAGCGCGCTGAAGAAGGCGCCGCTGACCAGCACGGCGAGTGGTGATGCGGAAGATGAGCGTTCATCCAGCGATACAGCGGCAACCGAAACACCCGCAGCAGAAAAAACAACACGAACGCGCAAGCAGACGAAAACGGCGGCCGGCACCCAAAAAGCTACCCGCAAAACGGCGGCAAAAAAGACAACGAAAACCGCCGTCAAAGTAAACGCCTGAGCGTAATGAACTGGCCCCGCGCCACAGGCGGCGCGCCCGGCGATCTGCCCGTTATGCGGTCTTTTTACCGGGAGCCCACCGCCTGACCTACCGGAGAAACGACGATGAGTTTTATCGCGCAGCGCCCCGTCAGACCTGCTGAAAGTGATGTGACAGACGTGGACGACGGCGGCGCACAGATTGCCATCGGCACTTTCTGGCCGACGGTAAAACTCCACGATCTGCGCCTCGCTGCCCGCATCGCCGGTGACATTACAACATCCCGATTAATGCATATGGCAACGGAGGCCGCGCTGCATGTCGCGGATCAGCTGAAAGACTGGCGTAAGCAAAGAGAAGCGGAAGGCGCTGAATCGCTGGCTTCTGTACTGCTGACTTCCGCCGGTGAACCTGTCGAGCAGATTAACGGCGAAAGCGCAAAAGTTTATCGCTTCCGGCGCGCGGTCTACTCCTTCACGCGCGCCAGCGTACTGGAAGGTTACAGGGACGTCGGCACCACGCCAAAGGGCGACAAGGATGCGGAGGCCCTGGACAGGCAAATAGACGATCTCTGGCGGGACGGGCGCTGGAGTATTTCAGATATACGGGAAGAAGCCCGTATCTATGCGGAGTTGTTCTGATGAAAGTCAGGGCGCTGCAAAACGACACGGTTGATCAGCTCTGCTGGCGTCATTACGGCAAAACCGCAGGTGTCACGGAGAAGGTGCTCGAAGCCAATCCGGGACTGAGCAACCAGGTTTTTTTGAATGCCGGGCAGGAGATCGAAATGCCCGTGATAACCAGCGAGGTGGAACGGGTAACCGTCCAGTTATGGGAATGACTCTGGATCGTATTAACGAATATTTTGCGTTTGCAACATCCGCCCTGGTGACCGGTGTGGGCGTGATGACTGTCAGCGAAAAGCTGGCGCTGGCTGGCCTTCTTCTGGGGATTGTTTCCGCCGTCCGGCTGGCGATTCATCGCCGCCGCATTGAGCAGGCCAGCCAGCGCCGCAACGACTTGATCGAGCAGATTCTCCGCCAGGCTGAAACCCGCAACCTGTCGGACCGCGAACGGCAGCTGCTGGAGCAACTGCACGGAGACAAACCGGCATGAAGAACATCATCAAAAAATGTTCAATTGCGGTGATTGTGGCCCTGGGCATTTCGCTGGCGCCCGGGAGCGTCAGAACGTCGAAAGAAGGGCAGCAGAAGATCGCCGGTTGGGAAGACTGCCGCAGCACGCCTTATTACTGCACGGCAGGGGTGCTGACGGTGGGCATTGGTTCCACGGGTGGCGTGGAAAACCGCGAATACAGCAACCAGGAAATAGCGCGGCGTTGGGTTAACGATCTGCAACGGGCTGAAAACTGCATCAATAACAATTTCCACGGCGCCGACATGCCGCAGCTCACCTTTGAGGCCATGACGGATGCGGCCCTGAATCTGGGCTGCACCGGGCTGATGTGGTTCACCGATAAGAACGGACGCAAGCAGAGAACCACGATCTGGAAGCATGCCCAGGCCAGACAATGGCCGCAGATGTGCAACAGGCTGACTGATTTTGTCAATGCGGGCGGTAAGCGCTCCCCCGGGCTGGTTAACCGGCGCAACGATTTTAAAGCCTGGTGTCTGCTGGGCCTGAGTACGCCGTCATGAGGGCGGGCAGTGTGATTGTGATGCTTGTCCTTCTGGCTGCTGTCTGGTGGCAGACCGACCAGCTGAGCGAGGCCCGGACCCGCAACAAGCTGCTGACCGAAACGGCGACCGGTTACGAGCAGGTTATTCAGGAAGTGAAGACGACCGCCATACAGACCCACAAATTACTGGCAGAGGTGAAAGTCCGTGAGCAACAGCGTAATGCAGAAGGGGAGCGCCGACGTGAAGCAATGCAGGCCGCGTTCAATGGTGACACGTGCGCTGTTACTCCTGTGCCTGACGCTGTCAGCCGCAGCCTGCAAAAACGCACCGCCCGCGCCGATCATTCAGCTGGTCCGTGAACCCGTCCCGGAGAGCCTGACCGAAGAGACGCCACGCCCGGTGCTGGATAAGCCAGTGACCTGGGGCGCGGTGGCGATATTCAGCGACAGGCTGATGGATGCGCTTGATGCCTGCAATGCTGACAAAGCGGCGATCCGCCAGTGGGACAACCTGCGTCAGAACACCCATAAGGAGCCATAAATGCTGAAGATAAACACACTCCGCGCCGCCATAGAGAAAGCAAACACCTGGTGCCGGGCGAACCCGGAAGCCTGGACGGTGTTTGTTGAAGAGGGTGGCATTGAAACTACCGGTGAAACGCCGTCGTTCATGTATCGCTATTCTCTGGTGCTGTTCGTCATGAACTACGCCGGGAGCATTGACGACTTCACGCTGCCGCTGTTGGCCTGGCTCTGGTTTAATCAGCCCGATCTGCTGCTAAATCCCGATAAAAACCAGCAGATTAAATTCACCACGCTGATTAACAACGACGACACCGCCGATCTGATGTTTGAGCTGCCGGTACGTCAGCGGGTACTGGTGCAGCTGGATGAAAACGGCGTGCCATACGCCGAGCATTTGCCGGAGCCGCGCCCGCGCGTGCTGGCACCCCACGCCGCAGGCTGGGGGCTGGTATTCGAAGGCATGCTTCAGGAGGCCGGAGCGTGAGTGAGCGCATGTTCAGCGAGCTGGATCAGGTCTATCAGGACATTCTCGACGGCGTCAGCCCGGCGGGGCGCACCCGTACCGCGCGCAAAATTGGCCTGGCAGTGCGCCGCAGTCAGCAGCGCCGTATCGCGTCACAGAAAAAACCGGACGGCAGCGGCTATGCCGTGCGCCGCCGCAAAGTTTACCGCACCCAGCAGGGGATCAAGTTCTTCTGGAATAACGAGGTGCGGGCGCTGAAAAACTGGCGCGGCGGGCGCGGTAAATATGGCCGGACAATCACTGGCTTTGACGAGAAGCGCCGGGATATCCGCACATTTTACCGGGCCGATATCGAGCGGTATCTGGAAATCAAAACGCAATCAGCGACGCATTCAGAGACAAAAAAAGCACCGATGTTTACTCGCTTGCGCACCCTGCGTTTTATGAAAGTCAGGCCGGACGCGGGCGGCGTCACCGTAGGATTTGACGGCATCGCTGCGCGCATTGCCCGTATTCACCAGTACGGCCTCAAAGATGAAGTTGGCCCGGGCGCTTACGCGCAGTACCCGGCGCGCGAACTGCTGGGCATGACTCCGGCAGACCTTATCGCTACGGAAAACGCTGTTATCAGCAGTCTGGGCGGTGCGTCATGAATGCCGAGCTGATGCGCCTGCTGGAAAACATTCTGCGCCAGGGTGTCGTGGAGCAAATGAGCGCCGACAAGAAAGCGGTGCGCGTTCGCTCCGGCAGGTTGCTGACCACCTGGATCCGCTGGAATGTCACCCGCGCCGGGGCGTTCAGCATCTGGCTGCCGCCCTCCATAGGGGAGCAGGTCTGGATCGGTTGTCCGGGTGGCAACCCTGAAAACGCATTTGTGATTGGCTCTGCATACAGCGCAGATAACCCGCCAACGGGCAGCAGCCTGCTGGAAATCATCATCACCGCACCGGATGGCGCTCGCCTGCATTACGACGCTGCCGCCGATGCCGGAGCACTGGCCGTGACCGGCATTAAAACCGCGCATATCCAGGCCGAGACCCGCGTCAGGCTGGATACGCCGGAGGTGGAATGCACAAACCACCTCAAAACACGCACTTTCGAACTGACCCACGGCGGCACGATGGCCGGTGATGTGTTCCATTCCGGCGGCGTGTTGCAGTCAAACGGGATCACCGTACATGAACATAAACACGGTGGCGTGCAGTCTGGTGGGAGTACTACAGGAGGCCCGCAATGACAGCCAGTTACACGGGGATGAACCCTGAAGGCACCGGTTCGCTGACCGATCACGATCAGCTCTGGCAGTCTGTGACAAAAATCCTCACCACGCCAACAGGCTCTCGTGTGATGCGCCGGGACTTTGGCAGTGTGGTACCTGATTTACTCGATGCGCCACAAAACGCCGTCACCCGCATGCAGCTGATGGGCGCCACCGCTATCGCGCTGGCGCAGTGGGAGCCGCGGATCAGCCTGACTACCGTCAACGTGGTGTTTTCGGAAACAGGCGCAGTGACCGCCGAGCTGAGCGGGACCATCACGGAAACCATGACAGAAACCAGCAACACCATCAGGTTAAGGAGCTAGTGTGCAAACGTCCGTCGATTTATCTCAGATCCCACAACCTGATATCGTCGAGGTGCCGGATTTTGAAACGGCGCTGGCTGATATCCGGGCGCTTATCGTGGCGGCCATGCCTGCGGAACTTCAGGCTTCTGTGTCTGCTGCGCTGTTGCTGGAATCTGAACCGATGGCGGCACTGGCTCAGGCATTCACCTATCGCGAGATCCATCTGCTGCAACGCATCAATGAAGCCGTGCGCGCGGTGCTGCTTTCCAGCGCCCTGGGGGCGGATCTCGATCAGGTCGCCGGGAATTTTGATACTGAACGCCTGCTGATTACCGAAGCCACCGACGAGGCGGACGCCGTATATGAAAGCGACGAAGCGCTGCGCGGCCGCACGCTGCTCTCATGGGCGCGCCTGAGCACGGCGGGCGCCAGAAATGCCTATCACTATTTTGCGCGAGGTGCGGATGCGGATGTGCTCGATGTGCGCGCCTATGGCCCTGAAACCCATAACCAGGAAGGACGCGTTTTTCTCTACGTGCTGTCACGTACCGGAGATGGAACTGCCCCGCAGGCGCTGCTTGATAAAGTCCTGTCAGCGGTAAACCCGGAAGACGTGCGTCCGATTACGGATTATGTGGCTGATTATGTCCGCTCCGCTGTGATTGTGAGTTATCAGGTGGTTGCTGATATTTACGTCCCTTATGGCGTAGACACCGCCACGGTGCTGGAAAAAGCCACCGCAGCACTGAACGAATACACTGCCTCTGTGCATCTTATCAACGCCACCGCTGCACGGTCGGGCATCGACGGGGCGCTGCATCAGGACGGTGTTGTCACTGTCGATTTGCATTCACCGGCCACCGACGTCGTTGCGACGATGGGTGAAGCGCCTCATTGCACCTCTGTGAAAATCAATCTTGTGGTGATGGACTATGACCGCTAATTATCCCGCCAGTATTCTGCCACCCAACGCCACCGCCGTGGAGCGGGCCATAGACAGGGCCAGCGCCGCCGCACTGGAGAGGTTGCCGGTATATCTGATCCGTTGGGTTAAAGATCCCGACAGCTGCCCGCTGGCACTCCTGCCGTGGCTGGCGTGGGAATACCAGGTTGATACCTGGAATATTAACTGGTCAGAACAAAAGAAACGCGATGCGATCAAGCGCGCCCACTACATCCACCGCCATCGCGGTACGGTCGCCGCCGTCCGTCATGCCCTGGTGGACAGTCCTTTTGGGACGGATATTGTTGAATGGTTCAATCAGAACCCGAAAGGGGATCCGTATACCTTTCGCCTGAACGTTTATCAGAACGATTTGCCGGTGACGGAATACGACCAGCAGGATCTGAAACTGGCGGTGCTGCGCGCCAGGAACCTGCGCAGCTGGTTTTCCGTTCATGTATTTGGCCGACTTCAGGGAACCTCATATGCGGCCGGTTACATGTACGCCACGGAGAAAATCACGCCGCGATTTGTCCCGTTGCAGGTGATTTTATCCCGCTACGAGCTGAATCTGGCCCCCGGTGACGCGGAAACGGTCACGGTGACCATCCTCCCTGAATACGCGGAAGATAAAACCTATACGGTAACCACGTCGGATAAAACAATCGCGACTGCCCGAATTGTCAACGGCGCTATTCTGGTTACGGGCGTGAAGCGGGGCACCTGTTCGGTCACCGTCACGACGACTAACGGCGTCAGCGCGGTGATCAATGTGAAAGTGGTCGCGGTGATGAAGTTCATCACCCGCATCGACAATGCAAGCCGTCCGTTGTTCTACGTGCGCATGGATGAGGATTTCACGATTGATTATGGCGACGGAACAGACAGCCGGGAATACCGTTTTGATGCTGCCGGTGCTGTGTACGGCTGGGTTATTCCGACGCGTGACGTTGTGGAGGGAGAAGAGTACACAATAACGGTTAAGAACACGGAAACCGCCAGTTTCCAGCGCACGTCGGGTAACGTTTCAGTGACGTTGAACCCTGTGCAGGAAATCATTCTTTTGACGGGAGACAGGGACAATCTAGTTTCTTTCGCGAGTGGCGCAACTGGCCTTCACAAGGTCCATGCAGGGGCTTTTGACGATCTGCCAAATATCCAGAAATGTACCTCCATTTTCCGGGGCTGCTCGTCGCTGACTGAACTGCCAGAGGGTTTATTCGCGCGGTTTACTGGTGCCACAGATTTCTCGGCGGCGTTTTATGGCTGCACGGCACTGGCTGCTGTTCCTGATGGGCTGTTCAGCGAATTATCGCAGGTGACGCTATTCACCTCGGTGTTTGAGAACTGCACGCGGCTGCTAAGTGCTGGCAAAAACACATTCCGGGGCTGTGCTGCTGCGACGCATTTCACCAGTGCGTTTTCGGGATGCGCATCCCTTATCGATACCGGGACGGGCATTTTTGACGGGTGTGTCAGTGGAAATAACTTCGGTTATACCTTCGATGGATGCCGTGCGCTGACAACATTGTCAGCAGATTTATTCAGCGATGTGCCTGGTGGCGTCTTTACGGCGATTTTCAGAAGCTGCACGGCGCTGACACAGCTACCGCCGCGCCTGTTTCGCAACTGCCTGGGAGCTACGCATTTCGGCGGGGCATTCAGTGGATGCACGCAACTGCTTTCTGTGCCTGATGAATTCTTTAAGGATTTACCCCTGGCTAACCATTTTGGAACCGTTTTTTCCGGCTGTTCTTCACTGGTAAAAGCGGGAAAAGCTGTGTTTTCTGGCTGTGTGCTTGCGCAAACATTCTCCTCCGCTTTTTACTATTGCCGTGTTCTGGAAGACGTGGGCGATGATATTTTTGAGGGGTGTGTCAGTGCAACTACCTTTGCCAGCGTCTTCAATAGTTGCACAGCATTAACGGCGCTACCGTCGTTTGTGGACTGTAACAAGGCAACGAGCTTTGACCGGGCTTTCTATGCCTGTTCTTCACTGACAGCCGTCAGAGCAGAGGCCTTTGCAGGTAAATCACTGGTCACGACGTTCTATTATGCATTCACCCAATGTACATCCCTGAAAAGCATCGGGGCCGGGGCATTCCGTGACTGTAGTTCCCTGACTAACCTGACCTATACATTTATGGGCTGCACGGCGCTGGTATCGCTGGCCGGGGATATGTTTGCGGGATGCGGCAAAGTGACGAATGTCACCGGCCTGTTTAATCAGTGCTCGGGCCTTGCCGTACTGCCTGAAAAGCTGTTCAGCGATCTGACCTCTCTGACGGCAATGGGGAGCACCTTCCAGGACTGCACCGCGCTGGCCGCGCTGCCGTCCGATCTGTTTGCGGGTTGTGTCAACCTGACCTCCCTGACGCTGACGTTTTCCGGCTGTACTGCGCTGGCGGTATTGCCTGCTGATTTACTGAAACATAACACTCTGCTGATCAGTGCCGGTTCTACGTTCTACGGCTGCGCGGCGCTAGTGAGCATTCCGCCGTCGTTGTTTGCATCGTGCCCGCTTATCACCGCATTCGGCGCCACGTTCCAGAATACCGGCGTGGTGGAAATACCGGAAAATCTGTTCAGTGGTAACCCGCTGGTGACGGCATACGGCCAGACCTTCAGGGGATGTAAAAACCTGCGCTCAGTGCCTGCCGGTCTTTTTGTTGCCAGTATCAATGCCACGACATTCACCAATGTGTTTGCCGAGTGCGTCGCACTGGAAGAGGTCGGGGCCGGTCTGCTGAATAACTTACCGGCCACGACAATCGGCTACCTGTTTGACGGCTGCGTGCAACTGAGAACCAACGTCAGCACGATATTCAATCTCGACAGTTATTCGACGATTGTCACCACGACGGCCACATTCAGGGGATGCACTGCCATCATGGGCAAAGGCCTGGAGTTTATGGGCAAAGTGCCGAATGTCACTGCGCATTATTACGCGTTTTATAGCTGTATCAGCCTGGACGACTTCGCAGATTTACCCGGTAACTGGATAACGAATAAATTATGAAAACATTCAATCAAATTAAAAGCCTGATCGGATTTTGCCAGACCGATGAATTTTTCCTTGAATACCTACAAATGCTCCAGGCTGCGGGGGTTATTCATCCCGTTGAAAGCGATATTGATGCCGACAGCAAAACCGTCAGTGAAGATTTTTATGATCGTCTTGCCAGCGTGTATGGCATTGAAGCAGAGGAAACACTATGGCAACAGGACTGACACTAACGACGGCGGGCGCCGCTGAAATCGAGGCCGCGTATCATGCGGGGGAGGTTGTGGATATTACCGCCGTACTGATCGGCGATGGTGGCGGCGTGACATTGCCGACCGATCCCGATGACCTGGCGGCGGTGACGGCGCTTTTTGGTCAGTTTGGCCGTGAAACCTTTGATTCTGATTCAAGTTATGAGGGGTTTATCAGCGGTCAGATTGTTATCAACTGCCGGGATTATCCGGGTAAGACGCTCAGAGAGGCCGGGCTGGTCAGCGCTAAGGGTACGCTCATTGCTTACGGCGCATACCCAGCGACATACCTCCCTGCGCAATCTGATTCCATCATCAAAGAGATCATTCTGACGTTGGTACTGACGTTGACCCATACCTCAAGCGTGCAGCTTGTTATCGATCCGGCGCTTGCCACTCTCACGCAGGAAACGGGCGATAAACGCTATCTGCGGCGAGCACAAAATCTTTCTGATTTAAACGATACCGAAGAGGCCCGGGATAATCTTGAACTAGGTAACTCAGCCACGCGGGACGTGGGCACCGAGGCGGGAACTGTAGCTGCGGGGGATGACTCGCGCATTATCGGTGCACTTCAGAAAGAAAATAATCTTTCCGATCTGAGCGATACATCTGAAGCCCTGAAGGTGCTGGGACTCAATTGCGACGGAGCGGCCTATAAGGCAATTGTTGACGCCATTTTTTTTGTTGGGATCGTTATCTCAGGTGAGCAAAGCCCGGCTGAGCGGTTCCCCTGGCAGACATGGATGGATTTAAGCGAAACTTTTGCTGATAGGGTTGTCAGGATCGGTTCTCAATACGGCGCGACCGGTGGCAGCAATAATGTGAAAATTGAGGCTGATAATCTGCCACCGCACTGGCACCGTTCTGGGGACAGGTCTCCAGGAGCCACGTGGGATCCGAACACTACCCACGGAACAGATAACCAAAAAAGCGGCCCGCTGGCGCTTACGGAGGGAACCTATATTGATGCGTTAGGCCAGGAGGAGTCCGCAAACAAAGAGATAGATGTGACTAACGAATATGTCACACTACGCATGTGGAAACGTGCGAATTAAAGAAGCAGGGTGTATTTTCGTAAATACAATACAATGTTCTTTTTTATGATGACAGAGTGTAATAATTACCGCGTTTAGCTAGAGGGGCGGGGAGCATTTTTTGTCTGTCGAAATTTAACTGATTTATAATATCTCAGAGTTGCTTTCTGACAAAAGTTTGTGCGTTTGAGAAATTTTTAATTCTCAGGCGATGATATAAAGTTTATAATTTTACCACCCCTTTAGATGGGGTGGTTGTTACGTTTGCGTAACTTGGATTGGATGATGTTATAGCATCCATTTATCTCGGTAATAGAGTATGTAAGCATGAAAAAACCATGGGAACGAAGACTTAAAGACCTTTCGCACTTGCTAGAAGGTTGTGCGAAAACATATTTTTCACCCGAACTCTTTCGGTTGAACCTAAATCAGTTTTTGCAAACGGCAAGAACAATTACTTTCATCATACAAAAAAATAAAAGTGATATTAAAGGTTATGATGAGTGGTATCCTAAGAATGTGATCGAGAAATGGAATGGCGATCACATTATGACATGGGCAAAAAATTCTCGGAATACTATTGAAAAAGAAGGCGATCTTGAAATGTACAGTGAAGCAAAAGCTACACTGATATTTTCATATCTTGAAACTCAAGATATCGAGATTAAATCTAGCCAGAGTTTACTTAAGCTTGGTACGAGTGAACTAGTGAAAATTGCCCATAAAAAATTCCCGTCGTATATAACCGATGATGCAGTTATTAAATCGGAAAGACGCTGGGTGGCTAATACCCTTAAAGATTATGAATTATTGTATGCATTGACTGTTATTTATAGCCGTATGTATGAGTGTTGTAGGTCGTTAGGTTTTTTAATTGGAGAACCAATTAGTGAAACAATAAAAACACCAACACATTACGATTCTCATAATGATGAGATTAGACGTGTTACTTATTTGAAGTTAAAGGATTTATCCAAAAATAAAATGACATTTGAGATTGTCGATTTTGATGAAAATGTTATACCTAACGCTCTCAAAGAAAAGGCTATATTAATGAAGCCTTCAAATCATATTAACTCTACTAAAGAATTAATAGGTTTTTCTTCAAAGATTGCTGAAATGACATTCTTAGAGTACGGCTTTCATGTTCAAACTCTGATGCTATTTGATGAAGGCTATCAAGTTATTGATTTAATTAACACGAATTTTGAGGATCAAGCTGATAAGTATATATTTTGGAGGTATGTGGCTGATAGGGCTCATATGTATAAAGCTTATGGATTTATATGGATATCAGAGCTTTGGCTTCGAAATGCTAATAGTGGATATAATAAGTCTATACAAAGCATGCCTATTATCGGAGAACAGCTGCAAATTGTTGGGGTTGATAGAGAAAATTATCAGAGAATCATTTCTTGGGATATAGTGAGAGCGGGTGAAAATGACATGCCTACTTTAGGTACACGAAAGGAGCAGGAGTGGAGCAATGGGAAAGCATATTTCATGCGCTCAATTTTGCAAGCGATAGGAGCTGACACTGATATGCTAAATGATTAAACTATGATTTGGTCGATAATTTTGATTGTGCTGGCTGGAACCATTTTGTTAATTGTTCCAGCGTATTTGATTTCCTTGGTGCGTTTTCCTTCTGTAATTAAAACTTTTTTTTGCTTTCTGGATGAGACTAAGCTTCCAAGTGACGAGTAATTGTTTTAGGAAAGCTCTTCAGTGATTATTTTAGAACATTAATTTTTTTGAACAGTGCTCAACACAGTCTCAACCCCATATTTTACTTTTGTCATCAAATCGCCGATGGTTCCACTTTGCAACTGCTCCCTGATATCTTCATCAACCCTCTGCAACGAAAGCGTGAACTCAATTTTTTTCGCCTTACCATAGCGATCGAACTCCTGATGCGTTTCCTGCAAACCCGTAATGACATACATCCCGTAAATAGAGCCGACGCCATCAATCAGCGGCCAGGCAAGCCCGGTGTAAGCCATTGTCGAGACGGCACCCAGCGACAGGTTGCCGCCGGTAATTTCAGGGTACAGCAGCCCACCCAACGTCAGCTGGTTCTCACCGGCGCCAACGTACTGCCATTTTGCGCTCCGGCCCACACGATCATTTTTAACGTGCCGCCAGTTACGGGACAGCTGCAATTGCTGATAGGGCAGTGTCCTGAGTTCAAATACAAAGAGCCCGAATACCATCATCATAGCTATAACTCCTGTTAATCATGGTCCCGGAACGAACCCCGGGCAGCGCGTTGCTGTTTGTCAATTTCTGCGCGGACCGCTTCGCCAACAAGTCGCGCCAGTTCGCGCGGATTGCTGCTCTGAATGCCGTGCAGATGGACGTGAATATCACCGGGAAAACTTCCACCTGAAGCCGCAGCCGCCGTGTGGGTGCTTTGATTTCGGCGTACCGGTTGCCATGCCTGCGTCTGTTTTATCAATGGTTCGCCAGCGGCGATAACCGGGCGAGCGCTGACAGACTGGCGGACAAGCCTCGATTCCTGCCATTCACCACGCACTGCAAAGGCTGGGGGGAGATTTTTAAATACAATGTCACCCGGCCCGATACGTTTTCGCTTTTCCTCATCTAAAAGGCCTTTAGTGTTATCCGCGATTTGGCCCAGCCGCCGCTCTGTTCCAGAGTTGCCCCCGAGCACATTGGGCGGCGGGGCACTGCCTTTGCTTGCAGGCTTTTCAGATGACCATTGCCACTCCCTTTTAACCATGCGCCCGGATTTTTCATCCCATTCCCACATAACCGGAATAGCCCTGAGTCTGGCCGCTTCCAGCTTGGCTCTTTCAATGCCATCGGGGATGAGATCGAGCTTCTCCAGTAACCAGCCGACGCCTTCCATTAACTTCTGAAGGGGCCAAAGCAGAACGCTAAGTGCGGTCCCCAGGACTTCGCCAAAAGTCTGCCCGGCGCTGGCGCATTTGTTTAGCGCCTCGCGACTCTCCTCAACGGGCGTTAATACTTTTTTAAACCAGTTCCAGACGTTTTTGACGCCATCCCCAATGACCCCGAAAACGGGCGCCAGCCGGGAAAATGCGTTATAAACTGGCGCGAACCCCTGGATGACGCCTGTAAAAAAACCGCTAAAGAAGGCCTTAATTGGTCCCCAGTATTTCCAGATCAGTACCCCAGCCGCTACAGACGCAGCACCCACTAAGCCGATTAGGCTCAATAGCATTGATAAGCCGCCACTCAGCGCCGCAATTCCGCCTTTCACAATGCCGAAGAGAGCAGGGATCCCGGTTAGCCGCAGTGCCAGCCCGCCAATGCTTTTTGACAGGGCGCCAATAGCAGTCACCGGAGAGGTAAAGGCGCCAAGTAACGCACCGCGCAGTGGTACCATCAATCTGGTTAATACGCTGAGGCGTCCGACCAGGCCGCTGAGTAAAGCACCCCATCCGCTAATTTTTGCCAGGGAGCTACCGCCCGCGGCACTCATCATGCGGAACGCTGATACCGTACCTCCTATGCCGCTCCCGCCGGACAGCAGTGCAAACCCGAGCCTGAGCTTTGCAAGCGGCCCTAAAAGTAAACCAGCAGCTAATGACATCCCGCCAATTACAGCGGTCAGTGCCAGTGCAGTCCCGCTGGCGAGTAACAACGTTTGTGAAAGTCTGGGGTTTTCTTCTATCCAGCTTTGAACAGTGCCAATAACCCGGCTAAGCCCCTGTGTCAGCCTGCGCAATGGGCCGTCTACTGTCTCAGCCACAGAAATACGGAACGCCTCCCACGCGCTGTCCAGCTCCTTCAAATCGCCGCCCAGGTTGTCTTTCTTCTTGTTGGCGACGGCGAAGGCCTCCTGATTTTTATGTGCTTCTGCAATTTGTTCATAGAGTGACTGGAGGTAGCCATCACCTGCGCCGTTGACCAAAGACTGGAGGCTCGTAAAACCCTCTTCTCCGGCGATATCTTTGAAAAATGAAACCTGATCCACCTCGCCAAAGCGGGAAACGCGTTTTTGTAGATCGAGAAGAATATCGAACGGACGTCGCATTTTTCCGCTCGCGTCGGCAGTTTCCACTCCCAGCTCTTTGAGTGCCTTTTTGGCTGCCGTAGTAGGGGAGGCCAGGCGGGAGAGGGAGCGACGCATTGCAGTACCGGCCTCGCTACCGCGAATACCCACGCGCGCCAGCGTGCCTGTCATCGCTGCTGCTTCTTCCAGGCTAATCCCAAGCCCCGCCGCTACCGGCCCGACAACTTTCATTGTCTCGCCGAGGCTGCTAAGCGTGGTGTTGGTACGGGTAAATGTACCTGTCAGCACATCGCTGACGCGGTCCATTTCTCCGGCATCGAGGGAAAACTGAGAAAGAATGTTTGAGCCGATGTCTGCCGTTTCGCCCAGTTCCATGCTGCCTGCCAGCGCCATATTGAGCACACCGGGCAGTGCGGCACGGATAGCATCTGGCGTGAAGCCAGCCATCGCGAGAAAGGCCTGGCCGCTGGCGGCGTCACGTGTGGTGAAGGCGGTTTCAGCACCGAGTTTTTTTGCCTGAGTGCGCAAGGCGGCCAGCTGCGAATCGCTTTTATCGAGCCGCGTCAGCGCCTGGACGTTTGACATTTCCTCATCAAAACCAACCGCAGGCGACAGGAAGCGTCCGGCGCCGTACCCGGCAGCGGTTGCTGTACCTAATGCTATGGCACCTCCAGAGCGCAACTTCCCGGCCATCTGCTGCGCACCCTCGTAACGTTTACGAGCTTGAGTGACCGCAGCAAGTTGCCGTTTTTCCCGTTCAAGGGATTGGTTGTATTGTTCTGTGCGGCGTATCGCGTTACCGATGGTGGCACTACTACCGGAAAGCATGACGCCATGCTGGCGCAGGGCTGATGCACTCTCACGAAGGCGGGCCACTTCCGTCACACGTTTTGCGGTCAACCGATCAAGCCGCTCACCCAGTCGCGACATCAGTATTTGCTGTTTTTCCGTCAGCGTCCCGTTTTTACGTTGCGCTTCTGACAAGCCATCAAAGCGGGCGCGGGCACGTGAGATGGAACGATCGGTTTTGCCGACGGCCGCGGTCATTCGCTGAAAAGTGGCACTGCTCTTATCGAGCCCTTTCAGGGTGGATTGTGTTTTTCTGAGGGAGTCGGAAAGGCCACCCGCACTCTGGCGGGCAGCATTAACGGGGCGGGTAAATCTGTCGATAGCGCTGAAAGCAACGCGTATATCAAGACTCTTCATCACTGGCACCACTTCGAAGCGCCGCCCGCTTGCGCCAGGCTATCACCTCGCCAAGAGCCATGCCGAAAACTTCAGAGGGCGGCCAGTTAAAAATAACGGCAATATCAGCAACCAGATCATCGATCTGGTCAAACGCAACGGTGATTACTCGCTCTCCGTCTCCGCCACGTTCGACGCTCCAGGCTCCGGCGGATTCAAGAAAGGGACCAGAAGCTCTGCCAGCCCGATAAAGTCCAGAGTGTGCATTTCGTTGATTTCTTTTTGTGTCAGCGCAGGCGCGGTGACCCGCGTCAACAGCGTGGCAATTGAGTCTGCATCCATATTGGCAACGCGGATAAGATTCAGGCCGCGCAACGATCCGGCCTGACTGATGGCGCCGGTGATTTCCACCTGACCGATCTCACTGTCTTTACGAACTACCGGCTGCATCAGCTTGAACAGGTTTTTAGTTTTTTTAGCCATGTTAAAAATCTCCGGGCGGCATCTTTGCCACCCTCTGAAAGGTGATTAATTGCCCATGCCTAGGGCGGAAGTGATGCGGTCCGGGAACATGTTCTGACCGTTCTTTTTGTAGATGAAGTTCAGCAGGTCGATTTCGATAATGGGCTGATCATCAATGGAGAATTTGTAGTAGGTGGATTTAAAGGTGTAGCTTTCCTCCGTATCTTCCCCCTGTTTTGAATCTCCACCATCGAGTTCAGTAAATCGCCCGCGCAGCTCCACCTCGACAAGCTGGCTTTCGCCATCAGTGAAATATTCACCCGCAAAGCGCAGTCGCGTGCCGTCAATTTCTGCTCCGTATTCGAGAAACAGAGCCTTAATGACGCCGCCAAAAACAATGGTGGAATCCAGCGCGCCAGCCTCAAGGCCGAGATCAACACCGACCGCACCCAGCATGCCACCGCCCTGATAGTCCTCTACCTTTCGTGACAGTTTGGGGCGAGTGAAAGAGGTCACTTTTCCCAGATAGTTGTCGCCGTTAACAAAGCAGCTAAAAAGCCGCAGTTTGTGAGGAATAGCCATTATTCACCCCCGAGCGACGCGAACGCCGGTTCGTAAAAATCATCAGTAAAGGTCTGGTATAGCGTCAGATCTTCAAGCGGTGGGGCCGGGCTGTAGCTATAGCGCACAATCAGTTTTCCCTGGCGCAAATCCGTGGTGCCGTTATCCAGCGTGTCATACCAGCAGTCAGCGCCGATAAGCTGGCCGGCAGTGACTTTTTTGCTGAGAGTAGAGCGGATGCCGCTTACCACATCTTTCACGTTGGCCGGAGTGAGCGGGCTGTCAACAGAGGTAAATTGCGCCTCCGCAATACTGTCCGCCAGGATCTGCGCGGTACGGGTAAACACCTCAAAAGTGTAGGTTTCGGTGTCCGTGGTGCGGTTACCCCAGAAGCGGAAACCGTCACGCTTGATAAGCGTCGTGATTTCGTTGTTGTTCAGCTCGTTAGCGTCGCTGTCTTCTGCCTGCAATGCCCAGAACACATCTTTCGAAATACCCAGAACGTTATTCACCACAACATTCGACAGCGATTTGTGCCAGCCCTGGCTGTTATCAATAGCGGCGCGCAGGCCGCAGGCGTAAGCCGGGGCGGGAAACGTTTCGTTATCATCCGTCAGGGGGTTGTAAGCGATGAAGTCCGGCCAGATCAGCATCAGCTCGCGGTAAGCGAAGGTTTTGCGATAAGCGATAGCCTCCGCCATGGTCGCGCAGCCGTTGCAACCGGCATAAACAAAAGCCCGCAGATTCTGGGCAATCACGCAAAGCTGTGACGTTACCTCCTCGGTGTCGTAGTCCGGCACCGCCAGGATGCGCGGGCGATAGCCGGTTTTGGCCTCCGCCGTCAGCAGGGCATACATTCCCGTGTAGCTGTCGCCATCTGTTCCGCCAATAACGGCCTGAGATTGACTGGCGCCGTTATCGGAAGCCTCTTCCACCCGGACAATCACAACACGCGGGCTGCACTGATCGGAAATGGCTTTGAGAGCTTTGTAAAGTGACCCGGTTTTACCTGCCTTGCCGAGGACGTTACGCACCCGAGTCAGCAGAACCGGCGTATTGAGCGGGAAGGTTTCCGGATCGGCGTCATCAGCAACCGCGACAATACCGATCACGCTGGAATCAATGTCATTGATTGCCTGCTGTAGGTCGGTATTTTCGCGAGAGCGGACGCCGTGAAAACGAGTTTCAGACATAAGTTCACCATCATGTTGCTCTTTGAGTTCAGGGCCATATTCAACGTTAAGTCTGCTGGCGTCGCCTGGTTGCCGGTCTGCCCGTTCGCTGACAACAAAAAGGGATTCAGCCCCGCGCGCGGGCATGGAATCATCAGCAAAAAACGGGGGAGTTATGTCGATAGCAGACACGCTAACAACAGCAGCCGAAGGGTATTTAGAAAAATTAAGTGAGGTCGTAAAGACACCGGATTTTAGTATCACGTTGGGTGGGGTCGCCCTGACTGAACTGGCCGACCGCATCACCTCGCTATCTGTTACAGATAACAACGGTTTTGATGCTGATCAGCTAACTCTGTCAGTAGATGACTCTGACGGAGTAACGGATTTACCCCCACGCGGTGCGGAGCTGGCGGTGTCCATCGGGTGGCTGGGTGAGGCGTTGATCTACAAAGGTCTCTACACCGTTGACGAGGTGGGGCATAGCGGGCCGCCGGATGTAATCGACATCACCGCGCACAGCGCTGATTTTCGCGAAGAGATGAATGTCAGGCGGGAGGTGTCTTGGCATGATGTGACGGTAGAGCGGGTGGTATCGGCCATAGCCCGGCGTTATGACCTGAAGCCGATGATTAGCGAGGCCCTGATCGACATTGAGATCGACCATGCGGATCAGACCGAAGAGAGCGACATGTCGTTTTTAACGCGCATGGCGGAGATGTTGGGGGCCATTGCCACCGTGAAAAATGGCTGTCTGCTGTTTATCCTGCCTGGGGGCGGCGTCAGTGCATCCGGTAGGGCGCTGCCATCGGCTGAGATAACCCGTGCCAGCGGAGATCGTCACAGGTTCCGCATTGCCGATCGTGATGCTTACACTGGTGTGCGGGCGTACTGGCTGGATCTTAATTTCGGCAAGAAAAAACCGGTCAAGGTCACTAAGCGCAAAACAAATACTGCCAGAAAAAAGGCTGAGAAGAAAAGCAGCCGGCCGGAGGGGGATTACATGGAAGGCGCTGAAGGTAACGTGTATGTTTTGCGTAAAACCTATCAGAACGAAACGGCGGCCAGGCGCGCAGCTGCGGCAAAATGGATACAACTCCAGAAAGGCGCAGCACAGTTTTCGATAACCCTGGCGCGCGGCCGCGCCGATTTATACCCGGGTATGCATCTGACCGTGTCGGGCTTTAAGCCTGAAATCGATACTCAGGATTGGATCATTGCCAGAGCGGAACATGTAATCGGTGATAACGGATTTACCACGAAAATGGAGCTTGAAGCGAAAATAAGCGACTGGATTGCAGAAACTGAACAGTAGCGGCCATAATAGCCGTGAGTTCAACTCCCTATGGGAGATCATCATGTTTGTTTGTCCCTACTGCGGCGCAAACGCCCGCACCCGCACCAGCCGCCGGTTAAGCGAGTTCACCATCCGGCAATATCATCAATGCCAGAATCTTGAATGCAGCGAGTCATTCACGACACTTAACACCGTAGAGCGCAGAGTAACGAAGCGCTCAACCAGCGCAGATCCTTTGCCGCCAGGATTTATCCCCGGCGATGCTTTCCCGGCTTCTCATTACGGGAACAGTCAACTTAGTCTTGCAGTATAAAAATAGCCCCCTGGAAAGGGGGCTATTCTTGTCAATGTGGTCGATATGTGGACACTTTTGAAATAAATCCTTTTATTTCAATTTATTAAATCCCAAAAAAAAGCCCCGTCGGGGGCGACGGGGAAAACTCATTGATTATGGAATGATCTGTTCTCTGGTCAGTTCGAGAACAGGGCTACTCTACGATGCAAAAGTGCAGCTAAAATGGAGAAACAGTGGAGATTCGGGACGAAAAAACGTTTTCATCAATTAAGGAGCAGAAATGAAGGGGATGATACTGATGCTGCCACTGGCGCTTGCCGGATGCGCGCAGACTCAGCCGACACAACCAGCACATCCGGTAGGGATGGCTAACCCGGCTTCGGTTTACTGTCAGCAACTGGGCGGGAAACAGGTTCCCATTCAAAGCCCGCAGGGCGTGCGCACCGAGTGCAAACTTCCCGGCGGGGAAACGATAGACGAATGGGAGCTCTGGCGCCGAGATCATCCGGCTAAGTCATAGCGCTTTCAGCCAGTCAGCAAGCACCTGGGCATGGTTCTGCCGGGTGTTTTTCGCCGCGTAGAGCAGCGTCAGCGTCTGCCGGTGGGCCAGCGCGGCCAGGCGCTCGCCTTCATCACGATGGGCCTCAAGCTCCTGGCGATAGCGCTGGCTAAAGTGGGCAAAATCGAGCGTCTCGCCGTGAAAAGCCTTACGTAAATCTGTCGATGGCGCCAGGGTTTTGCACCACTCAGCGTAATTGAGCGCCTCTTTTTTTATTCCGCGCGGCCACAGGCGGTCTACCAGTATCCGGTAGCCGTCGCTCTCTTCCTGCGGGTCATAAACCCGTTTACATTGAATCAT